TTCGCCAACGGATATCATGCGGAGATATCACACCGAATTGTTGCTTTTATATCTTAATAAATGACTTCAGCAACTAATTTTTCATTTATTTTGAAAAATCTCTTTCATTCTAATCGATCTATTCCCATCTCCCCTAGTGTTAACATGCACAACCCGCTCAAGTAGCGTCCCCATTTCTGGTTCAAGCCCTAGTATTTCAATCTCTGGTCTGATTTTGCCTGATTCGCTTAAATCTTCCATCAGGAACTTCTTTAGCACATTCCCGCAATGCTCTTTGGTGACGTAAAACAAATAAGCCGGGCCTTCATTAATCAATATCGTTTTATCCATAAGCTTTTTTGCTTCTACTGGAGTTAAGTCGATATTAACCACATCGTAATCGCTCATCCATCCACCCCCGGCAGCGTGCAGTGCGCACCAGCGGTTGAACCGGGTGTGATGCCAAGCTATCCGAGCAACCAGATCCTGCGAGGATAGCGCAAGCCCGGCGAGCTTCTGTTGCAGTTTGCCATAAAAACTCGACGCCTGCGCATGCGAGCGGTTCAACATCAGCGGCTCCCACCCGTTCGCCGTCCAACTGGTCTTCCACCAGTTAGCACACGCAAACTCTTCTGCCTGATCTGAGGCGGGGATTGAATGATAGTAGGCGTTGATCTTCATTAATAAGTCTTGTATCCGACGTGCTTTACAGGAATTCCGAGGTCTATGTAGGTCTGATGTCCTGCAGCTTTGGCTCGCTTACAGAAGCTAACGTCTTCACCGTTCCCATTGCCCAGCGGCAGGAAATAGTCAAACGGCATCTCGGGATCAGATGATACCAACTCAGGGTACTTCTCTCGGATCGCCTCGAACACTTTTCGATGAATCATCAGGCACCCGGTCCCGATCCAATCTACCGGGACAACCTTGTCTGCGTAGCCTCTGGCGTCAGCCGCTAAAGACTGGTCACTGCACGCCAATTTGCCGCCTTCCTGCCTCCCAAAGTACGCAGCCCCTACCAGCGTCTTGCCTGCGCCTATTAGCCTGTGCAGTACACCCCGGGACAGTGCCTGATCTGAAGCTCCTCGGGCATCTGGCACCCAGCTTCGATACCATCCCGAGCGCCCAATGGACGGGATCATGTCGTCGTCGAGCATGAACAGCCATTTGGCGTCCGTTTCGAGGAACTTGTGCGCAATCTTGTTTCGGGAATGGTAGATCATCGAGTCCCCCATCACGAGGTCGAAGCGGATCTTGTCCTTTCCGAAGTCTAGCGCCATTGCCACCAGCGCCATTGTCGTGACTGGGTTGCTCGTCTTGTACCAGCTAAGGCCAACAAAGATGTCCCGCCCAGCAAACTCACACCGATACGACGGCATCCCGTCTGCGTTGTGAGACTGGCTGACCGGGTTCACGAACTCCTCTGCCTGCGGTACTGGAGCTTCTTCCAGTGTTGCCTTTGCCTTCTTTGCCTTTTTCTTTTCAAGTGCAGGCTCTGACTCTGGCTGCGACTCTGGCTGCGACTCTGGCTGGGGCTCGATTACAGGAATTGGCGCTGGGATGTCCGCCACCACTGCCTCTTTTTTGGGAAGCGGGCGCCCGTCCAGCGTCTGCGGAGGGCGAACCGGGGTGGCGAAAGGGTTGGCTGAATCTAACGCCGCGATAGTGCGACGTTCCATTGGAGAAATTTTGACTTCACTCATGCGCCAGCTTCTTCAAGGCCCAGATCAATAGCATCGCTCGCATTCATTTTAATGCGGTCGTTTGAGTTGCTCTTGTGCGAAGATTGCGTCGAAATAGTGCTCTTTGGCATTTTGCCAGAAGATTTCAGCGCATTGTTCTCCTTCATTAGCTTCTCAATTTGAGACTGCATTTGAACTTTTGACTGCTGTTCGATGCGAAGTTGTTGAGTTACAACGTGACTTAGCACTGCCGCCGCTGCCACTGCCGCTCGTTCTTTTGCGTTTGTGGGAGCCAAAGCAGACTGGAATTTTCCGTGTAAGTCGGCAATCCCAGCATTGTGCGCCTGAATCTTGTCGGTCTGCTCTTGCGTTGCTCCTTCAGGGATCTCTTTGAATCTGAAGTTTGTTTGGCCTTTTGTGATCGATTCAATGTACTCGTTGACAGATTTTGCGTCCTCTCCAGCACGCGCCTCTTGCTCTGCCTGCCGATCCTGCATCCACTTCTCCTGATTGGAAGTTGCCGACTCAAGGTCAGCATTGCGAGCTGCCTCAATGTCATCAATCTGAACCAGTGCGTTCTCTAGCCTCCGAGCATCCGTAAACCCAGTGTCTGTGTTGGATAGCCTATCAATGGCATGCGTTTTCCACCAGCCTTTTGAGACCTTCCCGGGGCCACCAGCGTCCTGAATTGACTTGATCACCTCGTCGCTTGCTTTGTGCTTTTTAAGTAAACTGTAGATGCTCTCCTCGGCCAAACTAAGCGGCTTGTCGTACTTTTCTTTGAACGAAGGATCGTTCTTCATGTCAAACACCGACCTGAATTTCCGAAGCTCGTCGTAATCCTCGGGCAGAGTTTGCTGCTGCTGTTTGGATTCAAGCTCTGCAAGCCGTTGCTTCAGGAACTCCGCTTCAGCCGCCTGCTTCTTCGCAATTGACGCGCTCTCGGTCAGCTTACGCCAGTTGCTCTGCTGCTTCTCAGACATGTTCCCGGGCATCTGGATTGCCGCAATATCTGGGTCAATGTCCACCTTTGGAACGTAGACCTCTTCCTTTGGCTCCTCTGGCTCTGGGGGCGCAACCTCCCGGGTGTACTTGCTTGAAGATTCAGGCGATTCACTTAACTCAGCGGCATCAAGGGCAGAATCAATCTGCTCGCTCGTGTCTTGCGTGATCGGATCGGCATCCAGCTTTGCCGCTCCGCCGTCCGGGTTTGCTGCTGTTGTTTCTGGAACTGTTTCGTTGTCTAGATCTTGATACATAAATAATTACATCGATGAATAGTTGCTTGTTGAACTGTCGTCTGTCTGGCTCTGGTCTTGAATAATCGCTTCTAGTGTTTTGATTATTAATTCTGCGCCCTCTTTGTATTTGGCTTCGAGGGCTACTGACTCGATTGTTGTCCCCAAAAGGGGAGGAATATTGTTTCGCAGGTGGGCAATTAGTTTTCCGCCCGTCTGTTGATGATATTGTCTAAACCTTGCGCTATCTGCTTGATTCCACATAATTTACGCTGCTGTCGGCGGGCGAGGCGGATTTGCCACTCCCGAAATTAATGCATTTTGTGATGGTCCTTGCTGCTGCTGATAAACATTCCCCGATTCACGCATTGCTGCGCCGGTTGGTCTCGGTCCTCCAGTGTGCATTGCTGCCGCTGGAGCAATCTCTGGGTGCGGAGGCGCCGACTGACCTTTCGTGAGGTGATTCAGCGCCTGCTTGTACTGAGCTTTATACTCGGCAATCTTTGGAGCAGGGCCGCCCTTTGCTTCCGCCGCCTGAACGTGCGCAGAGAAATGCTTCATTGCTTCAATAAGCGGGTTGACAGCTTCAGGGGGCAATGTCCCAGCCGGAATGCCAGCAACAACAGGCATCAACTTCGCGACCATTGTGTCGAGGTGCACCATATCGTTATCCCGAGGCGACACTGGGATCATCTGCCCAGACACAATTGCCTGCAACTCCAGAATCTGTTGGCGAGTTGCCTCAATTGCTATTGCCTCAACCTGATCTTTAGGAAGGATGACCTCGTTCGCCGTCGTCTCACCCAATTTGCGAACCCAATCCAGTTTAAGTAGCGCATCCTGATTGACGGCAGGATTGCCCATATACCGCTGCACCATCATATCAAGAACTTGAGTGTCTTGTGCCGTAGTGTCAGGAATCAACTCTGAAGCCGGACTGTATGCCATCAGCAGAATGTCTGCCGGGGCGATGTTCTTTTCGAGTAGCTCAAAACAGCAAGCAATAGCGTCCTCGTCCAGATGTTCTGGCACTTCAAACGGAATAAGGAACGGAGGCAACTCTAGGAAAGAACGGTCAAACGCATCGACAACTTCTCGGCGTGCCCAGATGGCGCCCTTCTCCACCCGCCGGGCCATATCCAGCTTGCCTTTCAGATCAGCCGCAGCCTTCAAATGCTCGGGGTGACAGATCCCTCGCTGCATCCGATCAACAGCTTTAGAGAACTGGCGCGAGAATCTCATCAAGATCCCCTGACGAAGCTGGTTCTCAATAGCCGCAACCCGGTTCACTTCTGACGCCGTCTTCTTTCCCTGCGTCTCGACAGGGCTCCCGGGAAGGAATGTGCCAACCTGAATTTCAGCGAGCTGGCTGACAAAGCGGTCCAATTGCAAGAAGTCGCCAATGTCCGCAGGCAGCGATTGAGGAACAACATCGTATCCCTCAGAGACAAACGCCACCGGGTGATGCACTGTCAGCGGCGCAATGTTTGGCTTTGCTGTCGGCCCTTTCTTGAGCAGCAGCAACCCTTTGATGTAGCTGTTGTCCACCACAAGGTTCCGAGCCTTGTCTACTGCGACGTGAGTGTTGTACAGGTCACGCCCAGCACCCCGGGAAGACATCAAGTTTCCTGATCCAATCTCGACGGCAAACAGTGCGAGTGTCTCGGACATTTTGTTATACCGATCAACCTGCGTACAAATCTCATCTCCGCTCTTGTCGTCGAAAAGGTAGCGCGAGATCTTCCCGTGCGGCTCCTTAACAAGGATCTCACCCAACTCCACATATTTTGCATCATTCTCGTAACTAGCCCCGTAGGATCCCTCTCTAATCCAGTCTTCGTAGCGCCGGGCATCGTCATCAGCATCAAGAGTCCGGCCCGCAGGAATGGCATTATTAATCGCCCTGATGAGGTTTTTAATATGCCACCCCGCAAGGATGCTCATCTCTTCGTTCTCAAGAATTGGCATCAACTCAGCGATCTGATAGCGACGTTTCCTAGCCCAAATAGGGGTCGCATCTGAGACCATAGGAGTCTCAATGCTGAAGAATGTGTAGTCCTGCCTCAAGAATTCTGGCTTCCAGTCGCGCAAGTCGTCCCAGCACCAGCCGCAGAATCCAAACGTAGTATTCTCATGCACCGTCTGCGCCACAAGGTCGTCAAACCCACCCCACCCCCGGATGCATTTCGTAATAGCGTCCCGGAACGTCTTTGTCTTGAACTCAGAGTCCATCGAATCGATGGGGTACTTTGAGAAAGTCAGCGTCGGCGCTTGTTCAACTACTTCTTTGAACGGCGGCTGAATACGCGAGACCATCGTACTGAGAAACCCAGTAGGACGGTTGCTGCGCCAATTCTGACCCATCGACTCAAGCTTTTTAGGCTGGTAAGGCGGTTCATTGTTGAGCTTTTTCTGAATAAGCTGATTCTTGCGGTTCCGTTCGACGTTCTGCTGCTTCAAACGCCGGTACGCACTGTGCGCCTGCTGCGCATCTTTGAATGTCCGCCGAACCTGCAACGTGTCCGGGTCAACCGTCTGGTCTTTCCCGTTCGTCGGGTCAATAACCTCCAGATCCATAATCCGGGGTTTGTCGTGATGGTCTCCCATCCGGGGCGCTTTGTCAGCAAAACGGTCGGTGATTTTCGGATCGAGTGGTTTGACGTAGTTAGCCATATCAGATGTTCACCCAGCAGAATTCGGGAAGACTGGTCGCTCGCTGGAGCACAGACCGATCCATAAAGATTGCCGCCCGGTTGTCGTGCCGCATCAGCGAACACCCTCCGAGCACCGCCGACGAAACAGTGTCCCGAGCCTGCCGAACGCTGGCAGTGATCCGCTCGGTTGCAGTGATGCAGCTTGAACACCCACCCCTCCAGTTCGCGTTGTTTGGACAGGAACGACACGTTTTGGCGCGTTGCTCGGCCAGATCATCAGTCACGAGCGGGTGTGGGTCCGTAGAGTTAAGGATGTTCTTTGCCCAAGTCTGCACGTCGTTCATCAACTCTGACGTAGCCGTAGGCCGATTCACCGAGGTGACGACCACCATATCCACCCCGTGACAGAAGTTAGGCCAATTTGCGCAGATGTAATTGTTCACATCCCCCTCGATATCGCCGCCATCAAAGTGATTTTCGGCCCGGTATGTCTCAACAACTTTCAATAAATTATCATAGGAATAACCAATCAGCTTCACGTCTGACTGGTAATAATGCCATCCCCCGGGAGGGACCATTCCTATAATTGGCTTAGCCATTTCCTCGTATATTATCTCAAAAGCCATTTATTCACAGAACAAATTCGTGCTGGCATTTTGGGCAAATAGTGGTGTCTTTTTCCGCTTTTTCGTCTTCTTCTTCCGATATTTCAGGCATTTCGTTGGGAGATCCCAGCATTTCAGTCAATTCTTCTGCGTTGAATCCGAGCGTTGAAATGTCAAATCCGAGATCTTTGAGTTCATCGATTTCAACAGCCAGCATATCAAAATCCCAGCTTGCCATCTGCGGGAGTTGATTGTCGGCAATCGTGTACGCCCGGGCCTGACGCTCGCTAAGATCCAGCACTAGACAAGGCAGTTCGCTCATGCCCAACTCATCCGCCGCCTTCATCCGCCCGTGCCCAGCAATGATCCGGCCAGACGAATTAATCAACACCGGGTTAGTGAATCCAAACTCTTTAATGCTCCGCTTCAATGCATCAATTTGCGCCCCGTCATGCAACCGAGCATTAAACTGATAAGCCCTCAATTCACTAAGCGGCTTCATCACAATGTTATTTGTAGAGTCTTTCATGCGTTCGACAGATAAATACCTTCATTCCTGATGTAAGCGTTGTTTGTTGACTCGTCAAGACATCACACTTTTCGTAATGTTTTGCGCCGTCCCGGGTAATTACAGTGACGTGCCCGCACTGATGCAGCTTCTTTGGCTTTGAATGCGTTTCCTTTTTCTCTGGCTTGTATTTTTTCATTGTGCGAAATTTCACCTTCACCACTAACCTCCGGGCGGACGGGTAGTGGGACAAAGAGAAGCCTAGGCCCGTGAGTGCGGTGTCCTAGGTCTTTTCTTTTATAGCCACAGTGTTCTCCCCATTCTGGCCCCGGCACACAGGGCAGTCTTCTCTCTGGCCCAGATAGCCAATGGATCTACTATTGAGCCCAGACTGCCAGCCACAGTCCTCGCAGTGCTTGTAATGCGTCGCAACAAAGTGGTCCTCCTGCGCTTTGATCACTCGGCGCAATTCTCCGTCTTTAATTTCCGGCTGTTCAATTGGCCCGTACCAAACAATCCGTTCAGGGCTGTCCCCGCACTGGTCCTGCATCCCCGTAGCCAGCTCTGAAGTCTTGAGCCAGAGCACCCGGTAGCAAACCCCCTTGCGCCTGCCGTACTCGTCTGGGTATTCCAACGTCCCAGTCCAGTAGTATCCCTGCTGCGTTGGCTTGAGGTCGGCCAACAACTCCCATTTTTTTTTCCTAATCATTGGATGCACTACGTTTCTTTTTATACACTTTATTCGTCAAAGGCTTAGTAACACCCTTCTTTTCAACAGCGTGCGTTGTCTGAATGAATGCGGATATCCAAGCCCAGTTGCAACTTACCCCCACATTCAGCAAGACCTCAGTCCAATTAGGCGTGCTCAGCGTGCAGATGTTGGCAACAGCCCCACAAAACGTCAACGTAGCCGCACCCTTACAAAGGAACGCCACCCCGGGCCGGGCGTACACCGGGCTGTTAGGATGTCCAAACACCTTCAAGATCAGATGCAAGGCAGAGACCGAGAGCACCACATTAGCGGTGACGTTTAACAGTGTTAGTAGGTTCATTGGCTGTAAATAGCTTATTAACAATCGTCTCCACCGCTCGCAACCCGCAGAACCCGAGCAGGAACGCCGCTGCATATGCGTACTGCGGTTCTCCATCTAGGTGCGCAATCTTCAACACAAGAGGGGTGACATAGTTCGCCGAAGCCGCCCCGCCCAGAAGCGAGGCAAGAGTCTTAGGGATCGAGGTCGCAGCCGTCTTACTGCTCATCAACAGACTCCCAAACAACCCCGCAATGGCTAACCCTATGTCAATCCCCTCTTGTTTCAGGTCCATATCACTCCTCTTCATCCTCCTCTTCATCCCTAAAATCAACTACAAATTGAAGAGAGTTAAACCGTTCAACAAATATCTCAGCCTGTTTTACACGAGCAAAGATGTTGCCAATCCCCGCCGCTAAAGGAGTCGTGCATTCCGGCGTATCAATCTGCGCAAATATCTGGATGCAATCAAAATGCTCTCCCAGTTCATCCGCAACCCGCTTCAGGAAGTCTTGACTGCTTTCATCTTTTGCTGGGTTCATTTTTTGCCTTTCTCTAGCTCAGCCATCTTTATCTTAGTTTCTTGATCCAACCTAGCATTTAAATAACAAGTCACTGCTCCTGTAAGCCAACAGAAACAAATCATTAACATGAAGCGGTTAAATTGACGCTCTTCCATAGTTTCACTTTGCCTCTTTGCGGGCGTTTGGACGCGGCTTCCGGGCGTTCTCTCGACAAGCTGCGGTCTTCTTCTCTGAAGAAACACTACCGCCCTTCTTGCCTATCTTTGCCAGATATTTCAATACTTTATTCATTTGGCCTGAAGTCCTTTTAAGATCTGCATACCAATTGACGCCGCATCCGCAATAGCCAGCGCCCCGGCCTCCTCTTTCACAAACACGCCATTCGGCAGCAGCGTGCCCTTGCGGTCCTTAATCTCTAGGTAAGCGTGCCCCAGACACTCGGTGATGTCCGTATCCTCCAGTTCACACAGGTTAATTAGACAGACAACAACGTCGCCAATAGCGTCGATCATCTCCTCTCGGTTGCCCTTGTTGACAGCATCAGCCAGCTCTCCCATCTCGCTGACAGCCTTAAGGCACTGAGACACAGGCGTTGCGTTGGGAATTATTTTGCGAGCCTCAGCCCACTTGATGACTAGGTCTTCGTAGTCGTGAAAGTTCATTTCGTGTTTTTAGTGTTCAATTCCGTGTTCAATTCCGTGTCTTTTTTATTTGCCGCAGCTTTGCTTTCAGCTCTTTGATCTCTTGCTTTTGTCTTTCATTTTCCTGCCGCAACATCACATTGTCGTGACTTGCCGCATTACTTCTCATCTGCAACCGGTCATTTTCTTCCGTGAGTTCGTGTAGGAACTCCATTAATCGTTTGTTCATTCCAAAGCCTCCCGTCGCGTTAGCAGGCATGACAGTCATTCTAGTGCCTCCTCCCATTTGCCTAGCGTCCTCAGAAACGCCTCTGCGCGGTGGCGGGCGGTGGCATATGCCACATCAGAGAGTGCAACCTTTTCTAAGTAATCCAAATACTCAGGCCAATCGCTGCCCATTCGATGCACCTTCTCCGCCTCATGCATCGCATTTAGGTCGGTGCAGTAGTCGGGTTTCTGTGTATAGTAACCATTAGGGCTAAGCCACCCCAATCCGCGCTTATCGACCGTCCACCCACACGCTTCAGCAATAGCCTCGTTGATTAAACAATCTGTGTGTTGTTTCATGTTAGTGTTCAATTCCGTGTTCAATTCTTTGCTCATTCCAACGCCTCCCTAGCTATCTGCTGGAGTTTCTCCACATCCTCATGCGCGTTTGTTCCGCGCCAGCCAAATCTGAAGTCGCGGGTGCGCTCAAGTGCGGCGCGCAACCGTTTGTTTTCCTCTGTTAATTTGTTGATTTGAAACAAAGCAATCTGCGCATCGTTTCTTAACTCTCTCACCTTTGTCGAAAGTTCTATCGTTGATCGGCTCACCTCTGCACCTCCTCCCATTTGCCTTCTTTCGCAATCACAAATTTAATTAGCGCAGTGATAACTTGCTTTGCTATATTAACATCAATATTAACGCTGTCATCGCAACTGTAGTAACCTTTTCCGCTGGAAAAGTATAAGTCGCAATCTGGAGAATTATCCGTAAGCACTTCAAGCGTAAAATTTGTATTTAATTTAATTGTTTCAATGCTCATTCTGCCTCCTCAGTTGTAAAGGATCCCTTGACTACTGCTTCCTCCCATTTGCCCAGCGTCCTCAGGAAAGCCTCTGCGCGTTGGCGAGCGTTGGCCAGTATAGGTTCGTCTATAAAATCCAAAAGCTCCATTAGGTAATCCTCAAAGTGCTTGCCTGTAAGTGTCTTCTCCGCCTCATGCATCGCGTTCAGGTCGTTGCAGTAGTCGCGTGAAATAAGCCAATGCTCATTGCGGTGCAGCACTGTTTCAATGGCTGCGTTGATTTGGTCGTTTGTCATTTGGCCTCCTTTGCTGCGATGAGTGCGTCTGCCTGTTCAACAGCCCAGATTACTTCCAATTTCGCCTCCCACGATTCGCTTTCTCTGCCTGCTAGCGCAGCTAGCAACATCGCCGCAATTTCCAGCCGCGAGGGCTCGGAACGAACTGTCAACTGTTGGTTGACAGTTGCGGCGTTGCGCTCCTTACGCAAAAAAGCAATTTCCTCTTTTAGCAGCCCGTAATCATGCGGAGTGCGTTCAGATAATGCTAAGGCCAAATCTGCCAGTGTGCTTTGGTTTGCCCGCTGCAACTCCTCTAGCCTGTCTGCCGCATCTAGCATTATACCCTGAGTTATTGGCCCCGGCGGCATAGAATTCCTGAGCGTTTTAATTAGTTGTTCAGTAGTCATTGCCCCTCCTCCACTAGCAACTCCTTCTCAACGCACTTAGGGCACCGTCTGCTCATAGCACAAGTGCAGTCAGCCTCATACTCATCCAGCAGGATAAACGCCCGGGTCAACTTCTTCCGTAGCACTTTCATCTGCTCCTTGAAGTATTCCGCCTCGTTCATTTTGCACTCCTCTCTGCCACCAAAGCATCAGCCCACAGGTACGCATCCTTCGCGCAGTCCTTCATATCCCAGCCAGCCGTCGCAGCATTCACCGCATACATCTGCAAAACCCGGACAGCAATGTAGTCCCGGAACGTCATCTCCCCGAGGGTGCCGCCACCCCGCACCTCACGCTTCTTCCGACGCTTCTTCCCAGTCAACGCCGCACTGATCTTTGCAGACCGTTCTGCCTTCTGCTCCGGGCTCATCCGACTCCACATCCCCTTCGCATGCTCTCTTCTCTGCTCTATGGTTCTCATAAAATTATCTGCCTAGTAAACGCTTCAACTCATCCAGCTCTGCCTGTATCGCAGCCATCTTTGCTTCCATCTCAGCCCGGGGCGAAATGTCATTAGGGCTCCCAATGTGCCAGAAAAACTCATCAGCGTACCCCTCGAAATCGTATGCCGGGCTTGCTGATACTTCTTCCCCATTACTGGTATGGACCAATGCCATCCCGTCCAAAATCCCTACCACAACGCCCCGGATCAATCCCCCGCCCTCCTCACTGCTATGCCACCACATCGACCCAATCTGAATCGGGGGCGCATCCGACACTGGCTCAGTGTACTCCCGAAACTTATCAAGAAAGTCTTTCCGAGTATACGTCATACAATCGTCAAACGATCCCTCCCAGCGGATCACTACATCCTTCTCATCCGATTCAATCACCCGGGCCTTGCACTGCCCTTTGCTGATCCACCGACTTCCGAATTCAATCTTCATAATATGTATCCTATTCAGCGAAGTCTACATAGCCGCCCACAGAGTCCACAACAGACTCCATTGGCTTCTCGTAGGTCTCAGGCTTGCGCTCGGTCATCGTAGCAACATTCCCACCCCGCTGCCGTAGTAAATGAACTAACATTGACAAGCTGTCAAGTGCATCAGGTGAGCCTAATCGAGTACGCTTGATGTAGTCCTTCTTGCTCTCCACCCGGACCATTCCCTTGCCCTTCTGCATGTACCGTCGCGACGTTGCCTGCTTCACCAGATCCTCATTCCGAAAGCCGGGGCTGATCTTCAACCACTCGAACTCCAGATACTTGCTCATCGCAAACAGCAGCTCTGTCACAAGCCCGTTGTACAACTCGTTAGCCTTCTGGCTGTCGTCACCCATCACCGGGGTATCCGTTGCCGCCCAGCTATAGTTCAAGCCCATCACCTCACTGCCGAACGTCGAGCACAACACGTCGTGAATCCCAGCCCCGTTCCCGGTACGGTCCACCACTAGCCAGCCCGGGGCAATCTTCATCTGCTTGCAGAACTTCACGATGGCCGCTGCCTGCTCCATCGTTGCCGCCTTTGGGAAGGGCATCTGACTGTCGAGCTGTAGCATCGTCCGGGCCGAGCGAAACTCGTGAAACTGCCCAGACCGATCAGTCCAGCCATCCGACAGCCCAAACCGTCCGTAGCTGCAAAGCACCTGATCCACCCCTTCAAGGGCTAAGTCAAAGCTGGCAAGCGGCACCACAGGGCCAATGAACCGCACCAGCCCCATAGCGTTGTCCATCATTGCAGGCGAGATGATGCCCATACT